TACAGCATCAATGGCACCATTCAGTGAAACTACTGCCCCACTGGTCGCTACATCGGTAGGCAGCGCACCTATGGCCGTTTCTAGGCCACTCAACGTCGAACTTACGGCTGCCACGGCAGCTGGTGTCGCTACATCGGTAGGCAGACCATCGATAGCAGTCTTTATCTCTCCTACGGTGGTGCCCACGGAAAGCAGGGTGGACTCGGCAGCCACATCGGACGCGGGTGCAGCGATAACAGTTATTGCACCAGGGTATGTCGAGGATTGTGGATGCTCAAGCCAGTAGCTGAAGAGTCCTAAAGTGTTCAGTTCAGCTGCAGAAAATCGTAAGTTGTAAGAGCCATCCACGCCCTCAACCCAGTCACCCGAGGTGAGAGTCTTGGTCTGGATCGCTCCGCCTGCTTTCTGATACTTGACGAGCAAACCTGATGCGTTCCATGCAACGCTCGTTAAGCCTGCTCCAGTGTCCTTATCCTGAAGTAGGGCGGGCAACCATGCTATGTAACCTTGAACAGCGTCCATTATGTCACTTCAACGGCTTGCGTTGATATACTCCATTTCCCACGCCCATTCGCTTGTTGAGTACCTTGAATGGCACATAGGCTTTGTAGTTGATGCTCAGGTTGGGAACTGATAGAGAGTCCCCTTCATAGTATACACTTTTCGCTGCCCCATAGTCCAATCTAACAGCGACAGTTCCGGTCACTGACATCCCAGACAGTTCGACTGAATAGGTCGTGTGATCGCCACTATCGATGACGTGGGCCGCAGTTGGACGGGCGGTGCCTGAGAACTTCACATCGGAGTCGGTGAAGCCGGACACTGGCTCGCTGAAAGTGACCGAATACTTGATTGGACTTTTGGTAGCTGGATCAGACTGTCCAGTGCCCTTTGCAAGCCGCACAGTGGGCGTACAGGGCCTCAGAACACGCACAGTCCACTCATCCATCGGAAGACAGGAACTGATGCCTGTCAGGTAGACATAATCGCCAACCTGGTTGGTGAATGGTATAGCTTGTCCTGGAGCAACCTCCAGGTCTATGCCCATGTCAACACCGGAGCCATCATCGATGTAATAGTAAAGTGGGATCGGACGAGTATCGATCTCGGTCACTCTACCCCAGATACGAATGAGCATTCCGATGTTGTTCAGTCCGTTACCATCCCAGAGTCCCTGCTGCCCGACAATAGGCGGCCCGGCGTCATAGAGGAAGTCTCCACCACCAGCTGCTTTGTTGGTCATTCCTACGGGTTTGGTTACGTTGTTGTGGGAGAGGATGGTGTAAGAGGCATTATCGATGTATCGTTGGCATTCGACTGTCTTCAGAGTTCCGGCTGTGATTGTGACTTCATCGCCGGGATTGGGGCATGCGACAGATTTGACGCGCATACCGAAAGCGGCACCGGGTTCCTGAATGTAGAAGTAGCCAAACTCAGGAAACGTCCTGGTGACAAGTTTGTTGGTGACAGACTCGGCCAAGACCGTATCATCAGGTAATGACTTTGCCCAGGCGATTGAATGTGTGGCCGGTGGACCGGATGGTAAGGGATCACCTGATGGAGGATCGCCTACCGGAGGTGACCACTGCGCCAGACAAGTTGATTGAACGCTCAGTAAGAGCAGTATAGGCAGTATGATCCAAAGTGCTTTACGCATGATGCTCCTCCTAATCTATGATGGTGATATTGCCGGTGCCCAACTGTGGATCAAAGGTAGGACCTGTGTCCACGAGGATGACGATATTTCCATCGAGGATATGCACTTTGCCAATCAATCGCCCGATGCGTGCCATGGCCGTCTTAGGGGTATCAGTCGTGAAAACCTGTAGAAACTGGCCGCCTTTATCAGTCAATACGAGATAGTGCCCATATTTGGTATCAGTGGAAGCCAAATGCAGTTCGAGATGTCGCAGTCGTATCCAAGCGCCCTCGACAGGTTTAGCGTCCAGAAGTGCCTTGATTGAATCGTATGAGACAAGACCTTTGATAGGAAATGGACTGGAATCTATCGAAGTAGCAGAAACCGTTGTGGCTCTGATGCCGGTTTTGGTGCTTGTCGGGCTATATGACTTTGGACGAATGGTGTTAATGAGCTGTGATTTGTAGGCCCATTGAACAGGCTCTATGATCCCCTTGATACAAGGACCACCTTGAACAAGTAGAGTGCCCTCTTTGCTCGTATAACCGAGCACACGGGGATATTCGATAACACGTCTACCATCTGAGAGTGCATTGATGGTTCCTGATATATCGATAGTTTGGCCGGGGCGAAATGTAGTAGGGGCCGCTTGGTTGACTATGATTGTATGATCTGGTCGGTTATCCCACCATTCAGTAATCACAAAATATGGCTTTGGGATTTTATAGATCGCAGCTACATGAACACAATCCAAGGATACGATAGCACCATTGGCCTGTTTCAAGGCATAGTTGATTGTACCCTCACGTCCGGCCCAAGACGGTTCGGTGTATGGGCGAGCTTTGTCTGCTTCTACCTGCTTCACATGAGCGGCATGTGAAGCAGGTAGTTTGTCTACTGAGGCCCAGGATGGCTGCAGCAGTATCAGTAGTAACACGAACGATATTCGATACATGGTATCCTCCTACCATCCTGGGGATGGGTTATGATGCTTTGAATTGCCACTTGGCCGCTACAGCCGCAGCTCTGGCCTTGGCAGCCGCAAACGGGTTGACGCCGCTGGTCAGCAAAGCAAGGGCCTGAATCCAGCCCGTGTTCGATGCGATCCAGGCCAGCTTCTTCCAGAAGTTGCCCGGCATCGGAGTGATCGCGTTCTGGGGAACGAACCCCTGAAAGACGCCCAGGTATGAAGAGATGACATCTCTTACGTCCTGGATCAGCTCCACGGACTCCTCGTTTTTGCCGCCCCGGACAAGGACGATCAACGTATCGAGAGCCTGGTGCAGCCAATCAATGATGCTGGTCACGTTCTCTTGCAGGTTTGCCATTTTGATGCCTCGATTCTAAGGTATTTGGTCTGGCGTCCTGTCTGGTACGTTACTCACAAACAGGGGCCTGAACTGAGGATCGCCCTCAACCAATACAGGTCTACCGATCATAGCGGCTCGCTCAGCAGTAACCACACCGTAGTTATCGGCTGGTATGACAGTGCTGGCCCCGTAATGTCTCGGAACCTTTGTTGGGTTATGGACGAATCTGTTCATGGTCTCATTATAGCACAAAGCCCCAGACTGATGTAGTCTGGGGCTTTGATTACAAATGACCGAATCTTCGTCCTTAGACGAGTTCGCCGGTCTGGGCCTTGACTTCGATGGTTCCGATAGCGTCGGGAGTGACGCACTTCTTGGCGAAGCGCGACATAACGCCCTGCTTCTGATCGAAAGTCAGAGGGTCCGTATACATCGGAGTGGTGAAGTCCGCATACGGCGCGTAGACGTAAGGGACATCGTTCCACTCGGTTCCTCTTCGGAACGCCATGATCTTAGAGCCGTTGGTTGTGCCGCTGGCCCAGAAGTTCGTCTTGAGGATGCGATACCGCTGGCCGGTGCCAGAAACGATATTCATCGCAGCCACGCCCGGATACCTCTCGTTCATCGCGCCGTCGCCTTCGGTAGCGACCGAAACCGACATCCTATTCGACTTTGCGAGTGCGAGAGCTGCGTCCATACCGCAGATCAGGTGAGTGATTCCGCCGTTGCGCTTCCCGAAGATGATGTTCTCCATCTTGGAAACATAGTTCCAGATGTAGGCATCCCACTCGGGCTGGTTGACGAAACCGGAAGCAGGCATGGTAGTTCCGAACTCCAGAGCGCCCGCAGATGCCTGCGAGATCATGTCGTTCAAGACTTCCATGTTGATTTCCAGTGCCAGCTCACGGGCTACACCAGCCAAAAGCTCCTGCGCGGCATCGAGACCATGATAGGCCCGAAGGTCCTGCATCTCTTCGATGGACCACGCGGCTCCGAGTTTCTTGGTATGCGCTTCGATCAGCACGGAGCTGAGCTTCATGCGGATGATCTTGGCGGTCTCGCCTTCAGTGTCCTGATCGGCGTAGCTCGTATTGAACGGGCTGGATGACGTGTTGAGATCGATTCTCGTCACCTCACCGGCGCTCGGCTCTTCGGTTCGATACTGGTCAAGCCAGAAAATCTTACCGTTGGGTCGATCCATCGGCTGAATGGACGCGATCTCGTTAAGGATGTACTGCGGGAACACCCTTCTGATGAGCGGGAAGATGAGATAGTTGCTCAGAGGAGCACCATCCCCAGCGACCGTGGTTGCCCCGGTCGGCAGCGACTGCATTGCGTACTCGGCACCCTGGGTGAGGATGTCCTGTGCGCGGTCGATCTTGCCCTGTTCCAAAGCCAGAAGGCCGCGAGCGGCGGACGGGCCATGGAAGCTCGGCGCTGTGATGCGAGCGACGTTCTGGAGCAGCAAGCGGCAGGCTTCTCTTGGGCTGGTAAGATGCGAAGGCACCTTGTGCAGCGGGATACCCTGTCCCTCGTAACGCTCGGGAAGATCGCGCACCATATTGTCGATCATCTCTCCAACGGTCTTCGGAGCCTGCTCTTCAGCACTCTGCTTCGAGTAGAACTGCGGAGAGTATGTTGCTGACTGAGAAGCTTCCTCAGCTCCTGTTGCCACAGCCGGGAATACCGACTGAAGACTCGACAGGATAGCGTCAGATGCGCTCATCAGCGAAGCGATGTCACCGTCGGTCGCCTTATCAAGGGCGGCCTGGTATGCCCTCTGCCCGTCCGCGCTAAGGGCGGACTGCTGAAGTAGGCACTTCTTGGTTTCTGCGAAAGCACCCTGGTTACGGATGGCTGCCGCTCGCTCTTCAGCAGACTGAACCTGGGTCTCGTCCTTCTTCTCTTTGTCCACTGGACTGTCTCCTTGATCTGCGACCTGAGAGTCGCTTTGATATGTGACGCTGGACACACCGGAACCGGTGCTGGCACCCATCCACACTGCGTCGATAGCCGTGCAAACGAATCCCTTTTGCATGACCTGTCTCTTCTGGCCTCTCCAGTCGCACTGAACGAACTGGCCGTAGCCGCGAGAGCTGAGGTCAACCTGCACACCCGATTCGATCATCGTCTGCAGGTTCTTTCCGTCAGGATCGGTGGGCATAACTACACCCTCGAACCAAACGTCATTTCCCTGCATCCAGAACTTGTTGAACTTGATCGCAGCGTCCACAAGACCCTGTTCAACTTCCGGGTGTTCCAGCTTGCCCAGGAACTTACCCTGTTCAGCGAGCTGGTTCATTCTTGGCAAGTTCTCTTGCCATACTTCGGTCGGATAGACCTGCCCCTTGGAGTTCACGATGTCTCCCCGAGTGGCAATGCCTTGGATGGTCATGAGCTTGTTGCCATCTTTCTCCTCGACCGATTGGAGTTTGATGTAGCTCATCGACTGGTTCGCAGCATCGTAGTTGTCCGACTGAACAAGGAACTCGGCCTTGCCCAGGAACTCTTCCGCCTGCTTCGTGCCAGCTGTCGTGTCTGCCAGGGCACCCGCTACTTTGCCCGTTGAACTGCCATCAGCACCTGCTTCTCCGACCGGGATGTCATCAGACTTCTCGACCGGGGAGCCGCTTGTGGCTTCATCGGAAGCATCGGGTACGGACGCCCCAGGAGATTCAGCGTCGGTCTTCGGCTGCTCAACGGTCGGGTTGTCTGCACTCGTGCCAACAGGCTTCGAGGTTTCAACAACCGTTGCGCTGGAGCTTC